AGATAGCTGCTCCTGATTTTTCAGTAGCTAGTTAAAGACTAGTTACAAAATAAGGTAAAAAACATCATTTTTGATGCAGGGATCCCTTGCACTATTTAATAAATTAAGCTATATTTTATCTCTATACATAACTTTCAATATAGACGTAGTATAGACGATAAGCCTAATAACTATATTGATAATTTAGGAGAATAACATGGCAACAACAAAATCGTCATTCCAAGGGATCGTAAGATCTTACGGCGGACAAAATAAAAACTCTGGTGTTTCACCAGGTGTGGCAACTATGTCAGAAGTTATAAGTTTTTTATCTTCTACAACAACAGCAACTCCAATTCAAATTGGATCAACAGTAGCATCAAGTAATCTTAACTTTGTATTACCATTAGGAGCAGTTCCAATATATTTTGCAGTAGTTAATGCTGCAGGTACTACTACAACTGCAACTGTAAACTTTGGTGATTCAGTAAATACAACTTCAATTGCACAAAATTTAGTTGTAGGTGCTAAAGCTATAGTTCAACTTACTGGTTCTTCAGTAGTTGCTTCTGGACTTACAGCAAATACAACTGTATATGCTAAAGTTGGTTCAACTGCTGGATCAGGTGTTGTATCTGGTGTAATTACTTACACAGTACAAGACAATGGTAAACCAGGCGAACAAGCTGGTTACTAATTAATTCTTTTTTAGGAGCTCTCAGGGGCTCCTGAAAAATACAAGGAGACAAATATGTCATATAAAAGTGATGTCAAACCAGTCACATTAATTGCGAACGGTGCATTTTACACAGGAAGAACTCGTGTTAGAGCTATCATGGCTCAACCTACTAATGGTACTGGTGTTGGAGTTGGTTACATTAATACTTTAGTTAATGCGACAACTGCATCTGCAACAACTACAAATAATTATTATATTCCAGTTATTGTTGGAGCAACTAATGTTGAAACAATTTATTTACCAGAAGATGGTGTGCTTTACGAAAATGGTGTAGGTTGTACATCAGTTTCTAACATGACGATTACGTTATTTATAGATAAGTAGGTCTAAAATGACTACATCAGGAACTACTTCCTTCAACCTAGATGTTGATGAACTTATTCAAGAAGCCTATGAGAGAATAGGTATTGATGGAAGCAGAAGTGGTTATAATTTAAAATCAGCAAGAAGATCTTTAAATCTTTTATTATCAGAGTGGGATAATAGAGGCGTTCATTTATGGAAAGTTCAAAAAGCAACTGTTCCATTAGTCCTGGGCCAAGCTGAATATAGCTATGATTCTGATCCAACTAACTTTCCTAATAATATTAATGATGTATTAGAGGCTTATGTTAGAAATAATACAGTAACTACTAACCCTGTTGATATTTCTTTATCTAAAATAGATAGATCTGCTTATGCAGCACTGCCTAATAAGCTATCTCAAGGTACACCATCACAATATTATGTTCAAAGAACAGTTAATCCTAGTGTATTTTTATATCAAACTGCTGGTTCTAACTATTCTAACTCTGCAAATCCAAGTGATTTTCAATTTATATTTTATTATTTAGCTAGAATTGAAGATGCAGGAGCTTATACAAACACTCCTGATGTTGTTTTTCGTTTTTTACCAGCATTAAATTCAGGTCTTGCTTATTATTTATCTATTAAACATGCTCCTGAGAGAATTGAACAGCTAAGAATGTTCTATGAAGACGATTTACAAAGAGCTTTATTAGAAGATGGCCAAAGAACATCTTTATTTATATCACCAAAATCATATTTTGGAGATGGTCTATAATGACTAGCTTTGCTACAGGAAGAAAATCATGGGCCGTGTCTGATCGTTCAGGACAAAGGTTTCCTTATGTAGAAATGGTAACAGAATGGAATGGATCTTTTGTCCATATTTCTGAATACGAACCAAAACAACCTCAATTAGAACCTAAAATTCCTGGAAATGACCCTCAAGGACTATTAAATTCAAGACCTGATAGAGTTGAACCTGCTGTTATAGTTCAACTTTCTTATAATCCTTTTTTATCAACAGCTGGAAGCTCCACAATTTTAATTAATGATCCAGGTCATGGAAATAAAATTGGAAATTCAATTATTATATATGATCCAACTGCTGGAAATGGTTTTTCTATTTCAACTTTAACTACAACTTTAGGTTATGCTTTAACTTCTGTAAGTTCAGATACTTATAGTATTAATTTACCAAATGTTGCAACCGTATCAGGTTTTTTTGGTGGTGGAACTATTTCTATAGGTCCTTCAGCGGTTGAATTACCAGATAATCCATTTTTAGTAACAACAGGAAGTTCTACCCTTGTAGTAAGTGACCCGTATCATGGAAGAGCAACAGGTGATAAAGTATTATTTTCAAATGTTAATGCTTTAAATAATTTTAATAGTTCAGTAGGTTTTACAACAGATGTATTAGCAACTTCTACAGGGTATACAATTACTGTATTAAATGTTAATACTTATAAATTTAACGCTTATTCTGGAATTGGAACTTATGATACAATTATAGGTGGCGGAAAAGTAACAGCACAGACAATATAAATATGAATTATAGTGATTTAACAACAGCAATACAAAGTTACTCAGAAGTAGATAGTAATGGACTTACTAGCACTACTCTTGCAACGATTGTACAAAATGCTGAAAATAGAATTTATAGAGAGCTTAATATAGATGCTTTTAGATTATATGCATCAGCTGTAACAGTTACAGGAACATCAACAGTATCTGTTCCAGCAGGACTTAGAAATATAAGATATGTAGAATTAATAGATTCAAGTGGAAATGTTTCTAATTTATTAGAAAAAGAAACATCTTTTATGGCTGAATATAATTCGCAACCTAATAATACTACTTATTTTGCAGAACCTAAATATTGGGCTAACTGGGATGAATTAAATTGGTTAGTAGCTCCAACTCCTAATACTACCTATACAATAAATATTGCTTATTATCAGCAACCTACTACTATTACATCTAGTCCTTCAAGCACTAGTTATGTTTCTGTTTATGCTCAAGATGTATTACTATATGCTAGTTTAACTGAAACATATAAATACTTGAAAGGACCTGTAGATATGATACAAGTATTTGAACAATCTTATCAAATAGCTGTTAAATCATTCGGTGACGAGCAGTTAGGATTAAGAAAACGTGATGAGTATACAGAGGGTGAGTTAAGAATTCCCTTGAAAACTCCAAAACGTTAATGTATAAAATATATTAAGGAGATAAAAAATGGCAAATATAGTACCAGATAGTTTTAAACAAGAGCTTTTCACAGCAACACATAATTTTAATACAACAAGTGGTAATACTTTTTATTTATCTCTGTATACAACTGTAACTGGTTTTTCTGCCAGCACAACAAATTACATTACAACTAACGAAGCATCAGGAACAGGTTATACTGCTGGTGGAACAAGTTTAGGTTTAGCTTCTACTGTTACTGTTGCACAAAATATTTCTTTTATTAGTTTTAACAACGCAACATTTTCAACTGCAACTTTATCTGCATCTTGCTGCTTGATTTATAATACAACGCAATCAAAAAAAGCAGTTGTGATTTTAGATTTTACTACAACGCAAACAGCAACAAACGGCAACTTTACTATTCAGTTCCCAACAGCTAACTCTACGAGCGCAGTTTTAAGAATCTCGTAGTAACTTTGCCATAGGATTTTTATGGCTTCAAACTTCGGATGGAACACTCTCTATTGGGGAGCAGGTGCATGGAGTGGAATAGGTAATGATTTAACTATCGCTGTCGGCGGTACATATAATCCAACATGGGGTTCAGCAACTTGGGGAAATGGTCCTTATAGTGCAGTCACACCCGATCCTAATTTACAATTAAATATAACAGGTCCTGAAACTCAACCTTGGGGATATGATGTTTGGGGTAATGATACGTGGGGTGGTTTTGTTATTCCTGTGGTTGTTATTGCAGATGCTAATGTTAATTCTGTAGGATCACAATTAAATTTACTTACAGGTATAGTTAATGTTGGTTTAACTGCTAATATAAATGTTGTAGGAAATCAGTTATCTATACAAACTGGAACAGCAAAAGTTGCATTAGATAGATATGTTAGTATTACAGGAAATCAATTATCTTCTCAAACTGGAATTGCAACAACAGCTGATGATGACAATGAATTACCAATTGGAAGTCAATTATCTTTAACAACAGGTAGCATAACTATTTCAACTACAGCAAATGTTAATGCTGTAGGATCTGTTTTAAATACACAAACAAATGCTCCAACTATTAATGCTACAGCTAATATAAATGCTATTGGAAGTCAGTTAACTACTCAAACTGGTACAGCAAATGTTTCAGCTTCTAATAATATTAATGTTACAGGAAATCAATTAACTATTCAAACTGGTACGGCAAATGTTTCAGCTTTAGCTAATGTTAATGCTACTGGAAGTCAGTTATCTACTCAAACTAAAACAGCAACTGTTGTAGCTTCTGCTAATGTTATTTTATCTTCAGCTCGATTAGGTATTGTAACTGGAACAGTTTCTATAGCGGGTCAAGCTAATGTTATTTTAACTGGAAAATTATTAACAATCAGTATTGGTAATGCAACTGTTGCAGCATCCGCTAATGTTAATACCACAGGTAAATTATTAAATTTCTTTACAGGAACTGCAACAACATCAGATGATGATAATGAATTTCCTATTGGAAGTCAGTTATCTACACAAACTGGAACAGTTAAAATTTCAATTGATAAATATGTAAATGTTACAGGATCACGAGTTCAAGTTGCTACAGGCACAGTTACTATTAAAATAGATATAACTGCTCTTCCAACAGGAAAATTATTAAATCTTACAACTGGAAGTGCAACCGTTGGTATTGATACAATTGCCTTTGTTAATGGAAATAATCTTAATTTAGGTATTGGAAATATATCTATTTCTACAGAAACAGGAGTTGCTGTTAAAGGAAATCAATTGACTTTAAGCACAGGACAACCTACTATAATTGCTTATAATTGGGTTCCTATAAACCCTACAACAGGTCAGAATTGGTCTGCTATTAATCCAAATGCTTCTAATATTTGGAATACCATATATGGTACAAATATAACTGTATGGACTACTATAAATGGTATATGATAGACAAACTTATTAAAAAATGATAAACAGGATTTAATATGGCAAGCACGTGGAGTAATTTAGGTATAAACTTACAAGGTACAGGTGATAACTCTGGAACATGGGGTCAACTTACTAATGTTAACCTACAAGATTTTGATTATGCAATATCTGGTGTTGCAGCAATTACATTAACAGGAAATACAACTTTAGCGTTCACTACAAATTCATCTTCAACGACTTATACTAATGAAGCAGGTCGAGCTGCTATATTAGTTTTATCTGGATCACTTTCAGCTACAACCGTTACAGTTACAGTTCCAAATATTCAAAAAAATTATGTTGTTGTAAACAATTCAGGTGCAACTACTGTTATTTCTTCAGGGGGATCTACAACTGTTTCTCTTGGAAATTCTACAAGTGCTTATGTTTATTCAAATGGTTCATCATCTATTTTTACAGCAATTACTTCTAACCCAGGTGGAACAACTAATGCTATTCAATATAATAATGCTGGAGCATTAGCAGGTTCAACTAATTTTACTTTTGATGGTACTAACATTGTATCTCATGGTAACAATGGTGTAATTAGACTATATAATACTGCAAATACTCAATATACTGGATTAAAAGTTGCAGCAGGAGCTACAACTACAGCAACATTCACATTACCATCTGCTGATGGTACAGCGAACCAAGTTTTACAAACAAACGGTTCTGGAACATTAACATTTGCAACTGTATCAGGCGGAGCAGCTTGGCAAGCAGTTCAATCAACAAGTTTTTCTGCAACAGTTAAATATGGATATTTTGTAAATACAACATCTGTTGCTATTACTTGTACATTACCAGCA